GGTGCATATAGTTCATGGGCTGTATTTGCTTTAACTCATCATCTAGTGGTACAATACGCAGCTAAAACTGCAGATGAAAATCTTCCATTTAAGGAGTATATGTTACTAGGAGATGATATAGTTATTGCGAATAAAGCCGTAGCTGAAAAGTATATCGATATCATGTCCGTGCTTGGAGTTGGTATATCCCTTCACAAAACACATGCATCAAAAGATACATATGAATTTGCGAAAAGATGGATTCATAAAGGAATTGAAATAAGTCCTATACCATTAAGAGGATTAATATCCTCAAGAATGAGATATAACTTAATCACACCCCTGATTTATCACATCATTGGGCATATGCCTGCTAAGCGTTACTGTAGTGTGCCCGGTCTTGTTTATGACTTCTACGTACGACTTGGTCTCCCTATAAGACATGCTAGATCTATGTATAACCGAACTGAGGAATTTACCGCAGTTTGGAAATATATAAAAGATGGACAAACTAATTCTATTTTGGAAATTATCCAACGTAGAGATAATGAGTCACATCCTTTTCCTAGACCGGAAACTTCCGATTCTAGAGAATATCTAGACTGGCTCTTAGAGAGAACAGTAATACGTGAAGTTATGCAAGTGAACGAGGATCTTAAAGCTTTCCTAATTGGATTGCATAAAAGATTCAATCGTCTTATTGCATGTGGATTCGTAGACCACACGATATTTCGAGATGATATCTATGCTGCTATGCCATATCATCCTTCCTGGCAAAGCTTACAAGCTGAGCTAGGTCGAGTGAATGACAGAACAAGTCAATTAATTAAGAACAGAGAATGGCGACAACTGTTAAAAGTTGTAACTATTCCTGATCCTACATTGATTGTCGCAGATAGACATAATCAAGAAATCACCCAGGGAATAGCGAAATTTGCCAAGAATGTTTTCAAAACTGCAGCAATGCAGCGTAAAAAAGATACTTGGTTTATGGCACAATTCGACTAAGCGTTATAATTCATTCCCTTTTGGGGATGATGAATTGACGGCTAGAAGATTCATACCATAACAAATTTCATTCTATTATGGGGTTAAGTTCCACGTGTTTGAATACTTAACAGGGATTCTCCTATAGGACTTGGTCACTGAAAGCAATGCTTTCAACCTGGTCCCTCTTAGCAATAAGAGGAGATATAGGCTGGCTCTGCAATCATGTGATGGACCTATCGGTCTTTCCCGAATTAAGGACGTCAACATGGCCCCTGCTTGTTCTTAGAGCAGCTGTTGTGCTGGCTCCTTACCAAGGAAG